CCATGCTGATATCTTATACCACCTTGAACAGAATTATCTTGATCCGCAAAAAACAGAACACCATTATTAGCATTATTTGTAACAATAGTCATTCCATTATTACCCTGTGATGTATTTCCTATAACCAAATCATCAGCAGTTGAATCTGCTGCACTAGCACTATTAGTTCCTAAAAGCAACCTTCCAGACGAATCTATACGCATACGTTCTGAACCACCAGTAAGCACTTTAAAATCATCACTTTGAGCTAAAAGAAATACATTATTTGTAGTACTATTATCTTTTAAGGCAATACCTCCACTAGCATCACCAGATTCAAAAATAGCCACCCCATTGTCTGTCGCATGCTTAACATGAAGGCTAGTTATTGGACTTGCTGTACCTATACCTACGTTTCCAGACGCATCTAGGGTAAATTTTGTTGACCCTCCTACTTGCAGTTTTAAATTACCTGTGCCTGCATCATTAATAATTGAATCACTGCCATTATGAAATATCTCTAGATCCGAACCTGTACCAAACAGAGCTTTTACGTTATCGTTATATCTGTTATCTCCTGTAAAAACATTACCCGTAACAGAAGCAAAGTTACCTGTAGCTGTCACACCTCCCTGCCAAGCTGAACCGTTATAAACTTTTAATTCATTTGCTGTTGTATTAAAGAACAGATCACCGACATCAAGGTTACTTGTAGGGTTACTGGAACCAACGCTATATCTTTCTGCAAAAGAATTTACACCACTAAGATTACCTGCAACTGTGTTTACATTGGCTATTGAACCACCAACATTATTTACGTTGGTTATTGCTCCAGCAACAGTATTAATATTACTTGCATTACTTACAGCAGAGTTAATGTTACTTGCGTTTGATACTGCACTATTGATATTGCTTGCATTACCTGCAACAGAAGTAACATTAGAACTTATACCAGCAACAGTTGTGACGTTTGCTGAAATCCCTGCCACTGTAGTTACATTACTACTAATCCCTGCAACTGTATTGATATTTGATGTATTACCTGCAACAGTAGTCACCTCTGTTGCCTTTGGTACTAATCTATGAAATGTATAAGTATTTAAGGTAGTAGATGTTTCTACTATCATTCCAAAACCAGCAGCAAATGTAGTGCTTGCTGTAGCTCCTGTAATCGTTACAGTTGAGTTACCAACTGTTCCATTACTGATAGTGAATTGACCACTTCCATTAGATGTATAGGCTGTGCTGAGAGCCTTGATACTAACTAAAGTACCTGCACCATTATTGACATCAGGATTAGCATTAGGAAAGCTCAGTTCATTTGCTATCGGTACAAAACCACCGACATCATCTACTAAATCTGTAATCCTTGCATCAATAGCAGCAGTAGTTGCAACCTTATCATCAGCACTACTCCAAGTTTCACCTGACTGTATTTCTCCTACAGTATCTTTTCCATAAAATATTTCCCCTGCACGTTTGGCAGAATAAAATTTATTATCACTTGTAGAAGTACCAGAGGTAACAACAGCAGTACCACTAAGATCATTAATAACAGGTGTTGTTAATGTTTTATTGGTAAGTGTTTGTGTATCTGTAAGGGTTACAGCATTGTTTACTTTTGTATGGTCTGCATCTGTAAAAACATTACTATCGGTTGCTGATTCTACAAGTGTTCTAATCTCAGCAGCAGTTTGATCAGCAGTAGCACTAGCTTCAATAGCGTTTAACTTACTATGATCAGCATCGGTAAACACGTTGCTATCACTGGCACTTTCAACAAGTGTTCTTATTTCACTGGCTGTCTGGTCTGCTGTAGCAGAAGCTTCTATTGCATTTAATTTAGAATGATCTGCGTCAGTAAAAACATTACTATCACTAGCACTCTCTACTAAGGTTCTAATCTCTGCTGCTGTTTGATCTCCTGTTGCTCCTTCTTCTATACTGGCTAATTTGTCTGTAATTTCTTGTTGTGCAAATATAATTTGGTCATTACTTGTATCAAGGTCTACCTCTGTTAAAACACTACCATCAGAAAAATCTACTTTCTTTGCACTAATATCTGTATCTCTTTGAAACTTAACAGCAGCACCATTAGCAGGTGTGTTGCCACTTGTAAAAGTAATAGTCGAACCACTAATCGTATAATGGGTATTAATGGTTTTTAATACACCTGCAACGGTAACATCTACTTCACTATCTGTTAAAAAAGAAAATGATATCGCAAAAGCATTTGTACTTCCATTACCTGTATGAGTAGTTGATGACGTTGCGGTGTTAGTAGCCATGATTAGTTAGATAGATTTCTTAAATATTTGTCAGAGTAATCTATTTGAATACCAGACTTATAATCCATTATACGGTCTTGTTCATTTGATGAGAAGTTGTTGTCAATATATTCTTGCTCTGCTATTCCAATATAAGTTTTATTTATGTATGTAAGTTCTGCAAAAATAGCGTTAGCTGCTATTGCACCTGCCTGACTATTCAAACCTTCTTCTTCAATAATATCTCTATTTGATATGTAATCATCTGATTTTAAATAGCTATTCATACTTTCAAGTATAGTTCCTTCTCCATATCCAACATCAACTTCTAAAGTATTGATTCTTATTTTTAAAGCATTGTAACCATTTGCATCTAACCTTATTGGTACAAAATCTTCTTTACTAAAGTCACCTGTTATAAATTCACTAGGTTCTTGTATTCTTTTTCCTATCTGTGCTAGTGCTGTCCATATAGGTTGATTCTTGCTTTTGCTTGTAACACTTACACCAAATACGTTACCTCCTATCCTGTTTGGATATTCGATTGGTTCGTTTGTTATATGTTCTACATCAAATGGTATGTCAGCACCTATGCCATATTTTGCTGTAAATTGATTAAGAATAGAACGATTTATGATAGACATACCACCACTTTTTTCATAGTTAGGGTCTGTAGGGTCTCCTGTTGTTAAAATATCACCTGCCCTTACTTTTGTATCTGGTCGTTGTTGATTTGCTCTAAAACCAAAAGCACTACCTTTTATATCTTTTATTTCTTTATGACTAAATCCCATCACTCTTAATATGTCATTTGGGTATCTTCTTAAATCTGATACCAAACCAGAAAAAGGTAAACGAGAAGCAATTTGCCTACCTATAAAATCTCCTACTTTTCTCATTCTGTAGTTTTTAACAGCATCACCACTAGAGTCTGTAGGAGCTGTAGCATCACGAAATATATTTATAAATTCTTCAAACTGTGAAGTCCATGTATCGTTATACATATTTTGCACTACAGATGCAATTAAACCAGTTGTTAAATCGTCATAAGGCTTGCCGTTAAACATACCCAAAGAGTTTGTAACATCTACGATAGTTTTTATAGTTCCCGATACAGGTTCAAATACACCTTCGTATGAATCGTATCTATAAACAGGTTTGCCATCTGCACCTATTTTTGGTTCTCCGTTTTCGTCATACTGTAATCTACCAACACTATATGGTCTCCAACCATTTTTATATTTATTAATCCACATAGCTTTACCTTGTTGCTTGCCAAAATCAGGTCCACCACCTGTCAATATAAGAGGAGGTATAAAGGTTGGGTCTTGCAATAATAAGTTTGCACCTACAGCAAAACCACCAATAGTTGTTACTACAGATATTGCATGGTTAATATCTCCAATAGCTAAAGCTCTTATTTTTGGGTCTGGACTATTTAATTGCTTTGATAATTGAGGTATAAAAACTTCACTCATAGGGTTAAGATTTCTACCACCTATACCAGATACATTTTTAATACGACCACCAGTAATAAAACTTGCAGCTTTATTAAAAGTTATTGGTTGCATAGTAACAGGATTGACTATTGGTACAAACAGAGGGTTGTTGCGGTAGTTAGCTTCTTTAAGGTTTGTAGGAGTTCTCGTAAAAGAAAGCATAAATCTTACTAAAGGAAACTGATTTGCTTTATCATCAGCGTATTTAGAGATACCTCCAAACGGACCAGTAGTATCTATCTCTTGTGTGAAGGTTGAAAATTTAGCTTGTTTCTTTGCATGAATTAAAAATCTTTTTGTTAAATCATCTAGTTTTTTATTACCATTTTGTGCATACCACTCAAGTATTGCCATCTTATGTTTGTTGATAAATTTATTTATTTCATCACCTTGTAATCCTTGTCTTTTAGCTTCTATAAAAGCCATATAAGTAACATCTGCTATAAGGTTTGGAGCCTGTACCATAGCGTCAGTAGCGGTCATGTTTCTACCAGAAAATCTTACCGCCCTACCTGTGTTGTTTATTATTGCACCTTTAGCTCCACCTGCATCAGTTTTTATTGCAAATTTATTTTCAAACTTTCTATTACCTATGTTGATAAAGTTATCTTCTAACTTCATAGATTTTTTATAAGCTGTTCTCATAAAATGATAGTTGCTATGTAACGCTGCAAGATGTCTTAGAGCTGCTTCAAATGCTTCTGGATTTCTTGCACCATAAAATAACTTTAGTTGTCTATAGTATGTGTTAATAGTTGCAGAGATAAGGTTTGCAGTATTAGTACCAAATCTAAATAACATACCGTTAATACCTATTTCATTTACTACTCTCATACCTTTATTAAAAGCACCATCATCTTGTAGCTTGAAAGCATTAACCTTAGTCAGACCAAATAATGTTTCTGGCTCTCCTTCTGCTACTTGTATCATTTTGCCAATTCTATATAGCTCTGAATAATCACCTGTTTGTTTAGCTAGTTCTAAATTTCTTGATAAGTCTTTCTTTAAATCTTCTGCACTAAAAGCTACTTCATCTAAAGTATTTGCAAACTTTTCTTCATTTAAAGTTTTTGCTTGTGGTGTTTCATCAGCCATATACTCTGCTGCTGTTTTTCCACCCATATCTTTTTTTACTTTTATTTTTAATTTTTCTAAAGTCTGTCCAGCTCTACTTGCAGGTACTAAATAATTAGTCAGCCATTTTTTCATGTCATCTATCTTGTTTGCTAAATCAACTATTGCTACTTCTATATTTTCTGGATTCTTACTATTTAAAGCTTTGAGGTATGCGTTGTTAGCATTATTAAGATTTTCTGCTGACATAACTGCTGTTATTGCCAAAGCAGCATTAACTTCTTTTTGTTTTGTAATACCATGAAAGTTTTCTATTTTTTGTGCTTCACTTTCTATAAGTTTTGTTTTTGATAAATCAATTATCTTTTTTGAAAAATCTTTTTGTTCTGGGTCAAATAGTCCTAAAGCTTTTATTAAAGTCTCTTGATCTGTTTCTGACTCAAGACTACTCCAACCTTTACTCTTTAAAGCTTTAACTATATTTTTAAAGTTTGTGATATTAGGTTCATCAACATATTTAAGTAATACTGTTTGTGTTGGATTAAGATTTTTGTCTCCTAAATCAGGTGCAGTAAAGTCTTTAGAGTTTGCTTTTACAAATGCCTGATCTGTTGGTACATCTATTTTTAGTCCAGCAGTACCTTCTCCTAATGCTTTAAAAGAACCTGTTTTTTCTTTTACAATATTTTTAATTTTTTCATGTATATTATCTCCATGTTTTCTTACTGTGTTAACGCTTATACCTTGATCTTCAAGTAATTTTGTTAATCTTTCTTGTGTTCTTATTTGAGTTTCAGTTGCTTTTTTCTTTAAAAATCTTTGACTTCTCAATATATATGCAACTTTATCTATATCAGAATTAAAATTTAATACAACATTTCCGTATCTCGGTGACATTTTGACAAAACCTTTTGGTAAAACAAAGTCACCTATATTTACTTCTCCAATATTGAATTTTGTTTTTGTTTTATTATCTATAGATTCATCTAAATTTTTTACTTCAGGTTCTACCTGACCATCAACCATTTTTATTTTATTAGCTTCAAGATCGTCACCATCTACGTTTGCTTTTTTGGTTGGGTTGTCATCAACAGCTTTTTTAAATTTATTAAGAACTGAAAAAATCTTATCTAATTTCTTTTTATCATTTTTGGTAATAAGCTTATTTATTTCATCAGCATTTTTATCAGCAAACTTATTAATGTACTTTTCAAGTTGATTCATAGTACCTTTAAAAGTTGCACCAAAAGTACCTCCTAAACCTATAGCTGTTAAATATTCTTGTACGCTAGGAAATCTTTTTTCGTCTATTAAAGTTCTAATAGTTAGTTCTGTACCTGCCAAAGTACCACCAAAAAGACCTGATTGCCTTATACCTTTCCAACCTTTAGCTGTAGAACCAAAAGGTATAGCTTGCACTACAGCAGCAGCAAAAGCTTCTCCATAATTTATTTGTCCACCAAAACCTACTTTAGCTTTATCACCTAATCTTGCTTTTTGTGAAGCAATATTTAACTCCCAACCAACACCAAAATTAACAACAACATTAGCTGTAACACCCCAAGGACCCATACCGAGTAGAGGTGCAGTAGCAACATCAGTAGCCAAACCTCCACCGATCTCTAACCCAAGACCCTGTACTTGTCTGACCCAAGGTTTTAAATTATTTCTATCTGGGTTTTCCCACTCAATACCTTTCTCGTCATATTCAGCTATAACTTTGTTTAATCCATTTTGAAATTCTTCGCTGTCAACTACATTTAAAGGAATACCGTCATTTAGAAAATCCCAAAATCTAATTCCTGTATGTTTTTCAAATATGTTTTGTGCTTCTATTCTTTGTTTTGGTCTCTTCATATTACGCAAGATATATTCTTTGTACCCAATAAAATTCAAAGCTCCGTCACTTATATGACTATTTATTTGTTCTTTTGCTTTTTCAGTATTGCTTTCAGCCTGTAGATATAAAGAAGTTAACTCCTGTGAAGGGTCAAAATTAACTTCTTTATAAAAAGAAAAATTACCACCATCATCTGATTCATCATCATCATTGAACATGGTAAATTCGTCATCTTTAAATAAGGAGTTATAAGTATCTTTCATACTTATATCTTGGTTCCAATCAAAATAACTATTTACTTGTGTATTATTTCCACCTGTAGTTTCTGGTTCATAAGCAACATTATTATCAAACTTGATAAACGTATTATCAAAAGGGTCAAGTGCTATTGGTTCTGGCACTTGAGCTGTGTTATCTTTTTTTTCTTCAGCCATGTTAAATAATTACTTTTGAACCTGTTGGGTCTATATTCCATAGAATATCAATTACTCGTTTCAATGTCTCTTCATTCTCCTTAATTGGTGCTTTTTCTAATAATTGTTCTTTAGTTGTTACACCTGCATCTTTTAATCCAACATACTGATAAGGTCTTAGCATTTCTGTAATTATATCTGTTGAATATATTCCGTAAGGATATTCTCTTACTCCTAATCTTGCTCTTGCTACTCGCATTAGAACTGATTGCATTACACCAAATATATCATCTTCACTACTTAATATTGCTTCAGTAAGAACCATTTGTGCTATTGCATATTTAGCTTCTATATTTTCTTTTGTGTTATTCATAACTAGATCAGTATATATTTCTTTTGCTTTGTCTATGACTTGTTTAGATGACTTGTCTGCATAAGCATGACTAAATCCATCTTTTTCAATCTTGGTTATAAAGTTTTTATCATTCTCTAAATTACTACCTCTACCACCACTACCATAAGAAACAGCACCATTAAACTGGTCAAACTTATCAAGAGTTAATTTTAAATTATTTTTTAATACCCCTTCTCCTCTTTCCATGTTTTCCCCTGCTTCAGTAGGCACTTCCGCACCACCTTCCCCTGCTTGAATTTTATTAGATACTGGTATGACTCCACCATCTGTAGTGTTCATACTTACGTCATCTGTAAATAAGTTTTTAAGCCAACCTTTGAATCCACCGTTTTTGTTTTCACCACCTGTTTTATCTGGAATAATATCAACTCGTCTACCATCATCTACTCTATTAAAATTACCATCACCATCTTCTTCTATTCTGCCTTTTTCAAGTAGTTTATTAAATTCTTCTTGTGATACTTTTATTGGAGGTGCATTTTCACCTTCATCTTTAAGATCAATACCTAATTCTTCTTGTGCTTCAAACCATAAACCACTTTCTTTCAACTTATAAGTTTTAAGTGTTTTATTATTATTTAATCTTAAAATGTCTTTTCTATAATTTTTCATTACTTCTTCTATGCCTGTTTGAAACTCTTCAGTTGTTTTAGCTTCTTTTGAAATTCTTATAATTTCTTTATTTAAAAATTGTGTTGCATCAGAAAAATAAAGTTGTACCCCAGTTCTTTTTCTCCAAGGGTTTACTTGATTATTACCACCTAATAAATCTTTGCTATCTTCTATTAATTCTTTTATTCTTGGTCTGTATATAGCTAGTCTATCTTTACCTAAATGAGTTGTAATCATCTTTTTTAACTCGTTCAACTCTGTAGTATCTTCGTCTGTAATTGTTTTTCCAAGACTAGCTTCAAATTTTATTAATTCATTTATTGCTTGCAACGGACTAGCAAAGTTTTTGTTTATTATTTTTGTAGCAAAGTCATCATAAAATTCATCACGAGATATATCTAAATCTTCTATAACATCTAAAAATACATCTGGGGTATCTTTAAAAATTACTGCTAATTTATTCAAAGCTTCTGTATTACGAACTGTCTCTCCACTTGGTCCTTCTGTAGTAAATTCAAAATCTTCTAATGCTTTTTCAATTTGTGGTCTAATTATTTTATTTATCTTTTTTTCTTTAAAAGTATCGTAATTATTTTCAGCAGTAATCATACGAGACATCATTTTATTCCAATCTTCGCCAAGATATTTCATTAAAGTATCTTGAACTACTGTGCCATCTTCTAGTGTTATCTTTGGTCCTACTTTTACTTGACCAATAACATTTTTAAAATTTCTTACTGCAACAACTCCGCTTTTGTTTTTCTTTAAATTAATATCGAATATGACTTCTGCTAGATGCAAAGCATTTTTTGTCATACCTGTAGGACTAACAGTAGATGTAGCTCCTAATGAATCTAAAAGTGTTACTTCTTCATTGATAGCTTTTATAGCTAAATTAAGTTTTGATTCAGGATTGGTTATATCTATATCATCTAATTTATTAAAATCTATTGTTGAAAAGTTTGCTAAGACCGTATCTGTAAAACTGCTGTTCTGTAAATTAGAAACAAATTCTTGATTATTTTTTTCTTGATTAACGTATGCTTTTGAAACTGCTTTAGCTGCTTCTGGCATAAAATAATTATTAACAAACTCAGGTCTAATACCTTTTAAATCAGCTCTGTTTTCTGCATTAAAGTCATTAATAGAAGTTTTAAATTCATCTGAATTGACATCAAATTCTTTTAAAGGTACTTGTCTTACACTTCCATCTTCACCTTCTACTTCTATTAATTTGTTGTTTAAATAATTAGTTAACTTACCTTCTTGTGATAAACCATGATTTATTGCTAATCGTTTTTCAATACCAGCTCGAACAAATAAATTTTTACTTAATACATTTTTTGCTACACCTTTATCTTGTGTTTTTAAGGCATCTGTAATTTCTTTAAGTCTTTCAGGATTAGCCATCAAAACTTCTAGTTCACCTTGCAATACCCCTTTTTGTTTTTCTTCTTCAATAACATTACCTAAATATCTTTGAAGGTCTGGATTATTATTTTTTAAAGCTCTTGCAATACCCATAATTCCTGTCTCTGGCAAAACCGAAACAGGATTAAAATAAGTATTAACAGCTTGATCGTAGATGTTTGTAGCTGCTGTGCTTTTAAAACTGTCTGTCATAATTTAAACTGGAATCCTAGCTGCTGAAGTAAAACTGTTAAGACCACCTACACCTATTTGTAACACCGTTTCAGCTAGAGTGGGTATCTGATTATATGCTTCATTTATATTACTTTGTATTTGATTTCTACGGTCCATAAATGTTGCTTCCGTTGCGTCAATATTTCTTAGATATTGCCTTCTATAAGACTCCATAGTTTGATTTATTGATTCGTTAAAGTTAGCTCCTTGTAATCCTTGATCTCTTAATAGTAGTGCCACAGTAGTACCAGATTGTTCTGAAGCTCTTATAGATGACATAGCTTGTAAAGTTCTTATATTGTTAGCAAATTTATTTTGTGCTTCTGCTTTTTCTTTAGCTTCTTTTTGTTCAGCTAAAGCCATCTGTTGTTGTCTCTTATCATTCTCAGCATTTTTAAAAGCTATCTGTCCTTGTTGTGCTACTTGTTTGGCTTTCGATCTAGCAGCTAAATTACCAGCTACAGCATTAGCAGCAGTAAGACCCAAGCCAACATTAAACGCTAAAGCTGCTTTACCTGTTAATCCTATTGCAGCAGCAAGACACATTTAGGCTATCCTCAAAAATTCGTAAAAAGGTTTTTGTTCTTTACCAAACTCTTTGTGATAATTTACAAAAGTAAATCCAAGAGCTTTTAACCATTTTATAGCAGAACTGTTTTCTGCATATACATAATTATAAAGCATTTTATAAGACTCAAGTAGATTATCAACCCATATTCTGCCTTGTCTTATTAATTGTATTCTATATTTTTTATTAGAATATAAATCATCAGTAGCAACACACCATATACACCCATCTTTTATAACACCACATAATCCTATTGGTTGGTCGTTATCATCAGCAATAGCCATATTTATTTCACTACCTAAAAAGGTATAACTCAAAGCTTCTTCTGGGTCTAAACCTGTTTGATATTTTGCTTCTATTTTATCCATAACTCTCATATTGCTTACAACATATTTAAAGTCTTTTAAAGTTGCTTTTCTTAAATATCCCATCTACATTCTTCTGCCTTTCATGTGAAATATTCCTTCGTATTCTGCACTAGCAATTCGTGTTGGTAAGAATGTACTGTTCTTTATATCAATATCAACTCTATCTGATTTACTCATAACAGGTACTTTAAAAGTTCCTGTATCTAAATTTATCTGACCAATAACACTAGAGTTAGAACCTAGTAACCTACCACTAAATTTATGAATACTTGTATCTCTATTCTCAGGAGTTACTTCTACTTGAAAGAAAGATGAATCTTCATATTTGATATAGAAATGATGTATCTGTAATCTGCCACTTAACAGTTCACTTGCTCCCTGTTGTCCAGTTAATCTTTGTTTACTGAATCTATAGTGCATTTCAAAAGGTTCACCAATAATAAATTTACTATTTCTATAATCACCGCTAATAGTTATTGTGCTTGTACTGCCATCTGTAGCATTTGCAGTTTGTAAGACTTGTCCAGACTTTAATGTTTTTGTGTTGCCTTGTGTATCTACAAAAGTACTTGTTTCGCCAGATGCTAAATATCTACCTACTACTGTCATCTTTTTTCTTAGTCGATATGGCACAGTAAATGTAGTCACATCAGTACCAGAGTTATATGCAACAGATACACCTGTAGTTGCTTCAGTTACTTTATGGTCTAAGTAAAATTCAAATTCAGAGTTAGGTTCTCTAAAATCTGTTTCAAATGGTATTTTTTCTAGAGTAACTTTATTATCTTCTTCTATTACTGCAAACAAATCAGTACCAATAAAATCAATATTTAAAAATTTTCTATCTGAATTTATTGTAAAAGTAAACCAAGCATTTAAAACCTTAGAAAAATTTTCACCATATAACCATCTGTTTAAATACAACTTATTAGGATTATCTGAACCTAACAAAACTAATACATCTTGGTTATTAGATACAGCCATTTTAAAAATATTACTTGGTATAAGTTTTGGTACATGAATTGTTGTGTTGGCAGCATCTTTAATTTGACTATCACCTTGAGTTATATATTCTCGAACACCAGCGAAAGAACCTTTTTTAGTAAGAAAATAAATTGAACTACCAGAACCAACAGGTGCAGCAGCAGCACTACTTTCAAATTCTGTTGCTACAAGTACGTTAGCTGATTTTGGTGTTAGGTTATCGGCTGAACTTGTTAAAGTAAATTGTGTTTGTTCACTAAATAAAATTAACCTTTCACCCATAGTTACTGCGTGTTTTAAAATAGCAACTTTTGTATGTGAAGCAGCAACATCTATAGGTTCACTATCTAAAACAGATATAACTGTTTCTGGAAAGAAATTAAAAAACTTAGATACTTCAGAAAGAATTACATTATCACCTGCTAAGAAACCTAACCTGTTTCTAAAAAAGAAAACATTATTTATATTTCTACCAATAAAAGAAGGGTCAGGTGCAGACTCAAGATCGCCAGCAGTACGTTCACCCCATTTAGGTAAGGTATAACTTGCTGTTGTACCACCAACAGTAACGCTATAAGTATCTCCATCTACTCTTGCAAATCTAAAATTACCATCTGCCTGACGTACTAAAACGTGTGGCATTTTATCGTAATTAAATTTAAAAGGTATGCCATCTTCAACAGTTTCTTCCCATTGACCTTCTTCAAAAGTACCACCATTATTAGTGACAAATTTTACATAGTAGTTATCAAAGTTTGTATCTTCATCACCTTTTACTTCTACTACATAACCGTTAGGTGAAACTGTAGGCAAGTCAGTAAACCTTTGTACTGAGTCTTTTATTATTGTCATCTTTGTATCACCTTGAGTATCACTACCATCTATAGAAAAATTAGACCCGTCATTTTTTTTGATATGTAGAACTGGTCCATTTCTTGCTATCGTAAAACCACTTAAACCAGAATCAAGACCAGACTTTATATCGGCAGCTACAGTATCAGTTGATAGCGGATTATCGCCAGAAGTATTATCTGTAACCGTAACTCCATCAACCGTAACTGTATAAGTTGTATTTGCTACAGCTTGATTTATAAATACAATAGCTTGCGTATCTGTGCCAGCAGACAAAGTAGAATCCATAGCTGTTATGATTCCTGTATTTACAACAAAAGTAAAATCAGCAATAGTAACTGTTTTAATTACACTTCTAGGGTCTGAGGTGTTTAGGTATGTTGTACCATCAGGTTTGTTTACAGTTTTTTCTGTACCATCTAACTCAAAAACTTTAACATTACCATTACTAAATACTGCTACATACTGTTCAGTTGTATCTCTATTTATAGTTTGTATATGAACATTACCTAAAGGACTACTAGATAATGATGTCAAATAATTTAGTCCAGACCTTTTAGTAAGACCTAGAACTGGATTACTGTCTGCATTATCTTGTATGTCTGCGTGATCTGCCTGTTTTAAAGAGTCAGAAGATTGCGATACACCTCTTAATAAAGTAGGTATAGCTCTTGAAATTAGTGGCATAGCTATCTAATAAGTCCATTTGCAGGGCTGTAAGTGCCGAATACAGTTGTTAATGAAGGGTCTCCTCTCAACATATTGTGATCTCCATTAGCTAAATCTGTTTCTGTTAATGTTACTCTTGCTCTTATTTCATCTTCTTTTGTATATGTTCTTAATCCTTGATCGCTAACAAGTCTATCTACAAAAATTCTTGCAGCTCTTATATTAATATAACTTCTTGCTTGTTCTGGTATTTCATCAAAATCTCTGAAGTAAACAACAGTACAAATCAAATCTTCATCAAACTCAAAGGTATTCTTTAACCTGTCATACAATTTTAAACCTCTTTGTATTGGGTCTATATCTGGGTGTTGATGTATGTTTGCATCAACCCTCAAAACATTAACAGGTAAAACAATTTGTTTAGAAGCATTTCGAGTAAGGGTAACATCTATCTCGGTGTTAAAACTCCAACCTTCAGCTTGTACCGATTTGTTTATTTCTACTAAGGTTGATTGAGCAATTTTTACATCTACAGGTAGTGAGCCTGTAAGTGTATTTACAGGTGCTTCTCCTATAGCAGCCAACATTATGTTGATTGCTTCAAGTTCTGTGGTTGCAGCTACAGCCATGATTTAATACTTTTTTATTTTAAGTGAATCCCTCCCACCTTTTTTCTTTTTTTTCTTCTTAGTAATGTTGTAAGCTTTTCCTTCTGGCATGATTAAAAAAAAGGGTATCTAATAATAAGATACCCTAAAAATTGAAATTAAGAAGCAGATAGCTTAATAGTAGCTGCACATTCTGGTCTTAAGATGCCATGACCTAACGCATACTTAGCAACCATTAAGGTTCCTTGATACATTATGCCATAATCTGAACCTGAAATTTCAGTTGTCATATCCATTAGTTTTACTGTACCAACAGCAGACTTATGGAATACTAAACCGATTGTCTTACTATCGTCACCTGAGTAAGTATTGTTCGCACCACTTGGGTTAGAACCTACGTTACTCTGAGGTACGTTGTTAGACATCATTACAGGAATACCAGCAACTTGTTGGATTTTACCAGAAGCAAACGAACCGTTACCTTGTGGGTTAAAGTCAACGTCTACTGTTCTAGTAGCAGATTCAGCAAGTTTGTAGTACTCAGCAGGGGGTAACACGCAGAAACGATCTGTAGGAGGAATGTCTCTTTCATCAAATGTCTGTGCAATGTCATAGATAGCTGCTGCTATCTCGTC